CGATGAAGTATCTAGTATTACTAATTTTAATGTATCTATTGGCACAAGTAGCACTCAAGTTTTAGCTGCTAACAGTAACAGAAAATTACTAATATTGGTTAATGATAGCGATGAGCCTATTTATGTCTCTTTAGGTGCAACAGCTACATTAAATAACGGCATACGACTAAACGCAAGTGGTGGAGCTTTGGCATTAGATAACCCAATATTTAAGGGTGTTGTAAATGCTATATCAGCCAATGGAAGTAAAACGCTAGTAGGTGCCGAGGGATGACATACATTTACAATCCAACTGAGGGTGGCGGAGGTGGTGGTACAGATAAGTTTCTATCATCATTAGGCTTTAACACTGGCACTGGGCTTTTAACTGCTACCATGAACGACAGTGCTACTAGAACAGTTGACTTAGACGGACGATACTTAGAAGAAGTATTAGAAGACCCAACGCCACAGCTTGGTGGTAATTTAGATTTAAATGCCAGTGATATCACAGGTACAGGCAATATAAATATAACAGGCTCAGGCACACTATCAGGCGACTTAACCATAGATACAAATACCTTATATGTGGATTCTACTAACAATCAAGTAGGAATTGGCACAACGACACTAAATGGTGAAATATTAACAGTTAACGGAAATGTCGAGGCAGATAACTTTATTGGTGGATTACGTGGTGAGGTACAATTTAAAGCCAAAGCGGGTGAGGCAATAAGCAAAGGTGACCCCGTTTATATATCTAGTTTTGATGTAACTGGTAACGTGCCAGTCGTAGGCATTGCAGATGCAAATGATGCTAATAAAATGCCAGCGTTTGGATTAGCTGAAAGCACAGTATCATTAAATGCGTCAATAAATGTAGTAACGTTTGGCACCTTGTCAGGAATAGATACAAGCTCATTTTCTTTAGGTGATATTTTATATATATCTGATACAGGCACACTCACAGCCACTAAGCCTTATGGCGAATCATCACAAGTTCAAAACATTGGGAAAGTCCAACGAGTCCATGCCAGTGCAGGAAGCATAAAAGTTGGTGGTGCTGGGCGTACTAACGACGTGCCTAACCTTAACGATGGTAATGTGTTTATAGGCAATTCTAGCAATACATGGGAAGCTAGAGCGTTAACCCTTGATGACGTATCAGAGACAGCGACTAACAAGCATTTTACAGCTAGCGACAACACAAAACTAGATGGCATAGAAGATAATGCCACAGCTGATCAAACAGCAGCAGAAATAAAAACTGCTTATGAGTCTAATGCGGATACAAATGCCTTTACTGATGCCGAGCAAACTAAATTATCAGGCATTGCAACGGGCGCAGAGGTTAATGTAAATGCCGATTGGAACGCAGTTAGTGGTGATGCGCAAATACTTAATAAGCCAACAACAATAACAAGTGCAGAACAAACTAAGCTAGGGTATATATCTGTTACACAAGCGGTTGACCTAGATACCATGGAATCAGATGTAACGGCTAATAATGCAAAAGTAACCAATGCAACACATACGGGTGATGTTACTGGTGCTACCGCCTTAACGATTGCGGATGAAGCCGTAACAAATGCAAAAATTGCACACGTTGCCACTGGAACGGTTAAAGGAAGAACAACAGCAGGTACAGGCGATATTGAAGATTTAACAATATCAACCACATTAAAAACAGCATTAAGTCTAGTTAAAGGCGATGTTGGGCTGGGGAATGTAGCCAATGTAGATACGACTAACGCAAGCAATATATCTAGTGGCACACTAGCAGAGGCTAGACTGCCAAGTATAGATGCCGATAATACGACAATTAGTAATTTAACGGTTACTAACCTTAAAGCTGGGGTGCTGGACACAGACTTAAATAGTGTTAGTGCAAGTCACGATACACTTGCAAGTGCAAAGGCAATAAAGGATTATGTAGATGCGAGGGTGCAGTATGCATTGGATAATGCTACGCAGTATTTTGGATAGGAGGAAATATGTTAGTTAGTGACGTTATAGATAGAATAAACACAGCAATAAGCGACGAAGACAGCACAAAAGCGACTAGTAGCTTATTCAGTAATAAAAGAAAAGTTAGCCAACTTAAAAATGCATTGGATGTATACGCAAGCACAACCAAAGGGATAGAGGATATATTTAGCACCCCTGTTAATACGTCTAGTCGAGTAGTTACAGGCCCAACAGATGCCATACGATCAGAGGCTTTTAGATTAGCTTACATATGGCGCGATGGACGTAAAAATGCAATGAGCTTTAAAGATTTGAATTACGTAACAACAGAATTTCCCTATAACACTTACGCAGGAATCCCACGATTTTTTAATGTTTGGAATAACGAAATAACTATTTACCCAGACAATAACAATTCAGCCCAGACAACCACGCTTAATGGTGCAATAAATGACAGTGCAACAACAATTACTGTAGCATCTACCAATAGCTTTCCTGATTTAAATGGACGAATAACAATAAATAACGAAAAGATACGTTACACAGCAAAAACAGCAACAACATTCACCGGATGTACTAGAGGCATTGAAGGAACAACCGCAGCCGGTCATAGCAATTCTGATACAGTCACACATAATAACTTTGTTTTGCATTACAGAAAAAAGCATTTTGAAATTAGTGTCGATGCTAATGATACGATATTAGCCACTGATTTAGCGAAAGAGATGGAAATACCAGACGAGCATATAGAGCCTATAATTGATTTAGTGGCCTACAGGCTTTTAATTTTGATTGATGACTATAATAGAGCAGATAGATATAAAATTGATGCCTCAGCCTTCTATAGACAAGCTAAAAATGATATTGAAGCTGGTTATGGGGATGTGATGAAAGCCGGCATGATTGGTCAGCCTTATGATTGGGAAGTTAATAATATAGGGAGTACAATTTGAGCTTTGTTGTAGAATCGTATCAATCTAAAGGGCTACGGGATGACAAGGGACGAAAGTTCGTCTCACCTGATTATTTCTACAATATTGAGAATATGAACTATGATAACATTATAGGTTGCCAAAGAATAAAAGCCCCTAGTGTTGAATATAACGTAGGAAGCAATCAAATTGATGGGGGTTATGATTTTAGATACATTGATTCAGTAGGACAATTCCAAAGTGAAAAAATAATTGTTCAAGGGGGATCAATCGTTAAAAACTTCTTAACAAGCCCAAGCACCATTTACACAGGATTAACAGCAAATAAAAAATGCACGTTCGGAATACTAAACGATAAGCTATTTATATCAAACGGCTTTGATTATCCATTAGTGTATGATGGAACTTATGTTAAAGAAATGGGCGCACCTACAGCCAAGGATTTACTTGTGGCTGGGGTTCTAACAGGAGCGTATTACTACGCTATGAGCTATGTCATAGATGGCGTCGAAATTATACTTGGCACTATTAGCAACACCATTACCGTATCAAGCAAAAGTATTGATCTTGATTTACCTGTTGGAATTGCGACATGCACAGCACGAAAGATATACCGTACAGAGGCAGGTGGTAGTACACTCAAGTTACTAACAACTATTAGCGATAACACCACTACAACGTATCAAGATAACACGGCTGACGGCTCACTAGGCGCAAATATTCCTAGTACAAATAGTTCATGTCCAACACCCCAATTTATTACAGTAAAAGATGAAAAAATTATTGGTGCGGTCAATGCCAATAGACCAAACTACTTGTATGTCACAGAGTTAGAGGTAGAAGTTTTTTTTAATACGTCAGGCGTTTATGATGTGTCAGGCGTAGGTAACGACAATTCCCCATTAACAGGACTTATTGAAGATTATAATCAAATCGTAGTTTTTTCAGAAAAGCATATATATTTAGCGGATACGTCAGGTCTTACAACAAGTGTTAAACAAACCACGTCTAATGTAGGATGCATTGATGGTTTTAGCATTGCTAGAATACCCGAGAATGACATCTTACAAGGTGGCATTATGTTTGTTTCTAACTTGTATGATGTCCGTATTTTCAGCGGTAATATTGCCACCAACTTGGCTACAAGTTTTGACAACTTAACAACAAATAATTTTAGTTCAGCACTAAATAAAGATAGCCTAAAAAATCAATTAAAAGATAATCCATTAGAAGCAGCATTTTTCGATTATAAATATCATTTAATCGCTGAAACGTTTATGTATGTTTACGATATACGTATTAGTGGTTGGACAAAGTATTTTATAAAGACAACAAGCTACACTCCTACTTATTGGCGGTTTTTTGAGATCGAGCAAACTTTATATATATCACAAAAAAATGCAGGTATCGTTGAGCAAATGTACAACGCTTTGACCTATCGTGGGGAAGAATTAACAGCATTTTTTGAAACGCCTGAAATAGCGGTTGGGACAGAACAAAAATTTTATAAAAATTTATATATATATTATGATAAATCGGGGAGCAACACATTAACAGCCTTAGCGACAGTTGATAGCACAAAAACAGTAACTGCTACCATTACATATGATGGGGCGTATTATGATTTTGATTACTTTGACGAGGATTATTACGAAACAACAGAAGACGAAGAAGATTACAAAGTGGTATACATAAATAAATACGCAAATTGGATGCGGTTTAAGATAAGCACACAAACACAAGCCATCATTAAAGGCTGGAAGTTGGAGGGTAGAATTGTTGGAAGTTAAACAAAAAGATTTATCCCTTAATGAGCTTATGGACCAAGCAGAATGCATCATAGCAACTGGCGAACCGGTAGAAATGCCATTAACTCATAGCTTTACCGATGGTATGTATATTCGGGAAATATTTATGCCGGCAGGAACAATTTTGACTAGCAAAATACACAAAACGAACCACCCATTCGTAGTAAGTAAGGGAAAGTGTATCGTTTACGATGGCAATAAACTCGAAACTATAAACGCACCACACACAGGAATAACAGAACCAAATACGAGGCGTTTATTATATATAGAAGAAGATACAATTTGGACTACATTTCATATAACGGATAAAACTAATGTCGATGAGATTGAAAAAGAAATAATTGAGGAGCGTGATAATAAAATGTTAGATAAAGAATTATTTACTAAATTCAACGAAATAAACAGGCAGAACAATGTATTTATAAATAAAAAGGAGGCGTTACAATGACTTGGGCAGCAATAGGGGGAGCAGTAATTGGAGGCGTAGTTGTGGGGGAATATCAAAAAGGTCAAGGCGAAAAACAAAGAGAATCACAAAAGGAATTAACTTTAGGTCGTGAACGTGGACAAGAAGAAGCCCTTAGTAGAGCAACAAAAATAGGCGAACAAGCACAACAGCAGTTCATGGCAGCTACAGAAGGTCGTCCAGAGCAAATTAGACGTCTGCAAGAAATCATTAGACAACAAAGATTGCCAGAACAACAACAAGCAATCAAACGAGGGCAATTATCTTTACAACAGGCAGGCGTTAGAGGCCCAGAAGCAACGCAACAAACACAAATGTTGGCAGGGCGTTTAGGGCGTGAACTTGGTTTTGATGTTGAAAAACTAGCGTTAGAAGAAGAATTAAGACGTCAACGAAGCCGTGAACAAATGGCAGGACAACGTGGATTAGTATCATTAGCACAACAATTACAGCCAATTCAAAGATATGAGGCGCAACAATGAAAGGTCAGCCACGTAACCAATTAAATATGGCCCCAATGGCAACAAGGCCAACGCAAGAACAAATGACAGCAGAGCTACTTGCAAGCGGTCAGCCAATACAGCCAATGCAACCACAACAACCCAGCCCAGTTGATAATATTATTAGTGGCTTAGGGCAAGGGGCCAAAGGGTTACTACAAGGATTTGGCGATTTTGTTAATGCACAAAAAGCTACGCCAGAAGGCCGTCTATTACTTAACAACATGTTAGCAGGGGTAACGGTTGCATTAGGTGCAGACCCAACGATTGGTGCTAACATCGTTAAACAAGGACAGGAGCAGTTTAAACTTGGATTGGCTAAACAAGAAAAAGAAAGTGAGCGTCAATTTGAATTAGAAAAATTGGGACTACAGCAAGACGCTGCAGCATTAAAAGCGAAAAGAGAGCGTGATCAAGAATTAATAGATGAACAACGCAAAAGACAACAGAGAATAGAAGATGCATTGTTTCTAGATTTAAAGAAAAAAGAGCAAGATCCCAAAGAGGCTAGATTTAAAGCTAGGA